CTAAAATTTTGTTTTAATTTATCTCTGTTCTCTTCCCATCTCTTAAGTTGAACTTCTGATTGTTTTTTTTTAGTAACTTCAGGTCTATTTTTTCCTTTCCAATATTTTGATTCTTCTGGGAAAGAGCCATGTTTTTTACCTTTATTAGGGCTTATTCTACCTTTAGTTGCTCTACTTAAAGATTGTTTATGTTCTTTACTTCTAGAGACTCCAACTGGACCTGAATTTCCTGTCTTAGCTAGGTTAACTAAGTTATATCCTTTTTCTTTAAGTTCTTTCTCAACTTCAATTTCTTTTAATAAGGCTTCTTCTTCACTTAATCCTTCAAATAATATTTTAGATTCAAATTTACCATTATTTTTATTCACTATGTTGTGCCAATATTGGTTTCTACCACATTTGGTTTTATAGCGTCCTCCTTTACCTTTTCCAACATAAAAAGGTTCATTAGTATCAGGTCGTATATGGATATAGGTATAAAAGATTTTGTCCATTTATTATAAATATCCTACATTTTCATTGAACTCTCGAATTATATATTTGTCTGTTATTTCTAGATCTGTATAAGGCTTCATTTAGGTAAGAACCAATTTGAACAATATTTATTTAAATTTTCCTTAGTTACTGGTTCTTTAGTTTCTGGGTCTACTAAAAAATAAGTACCCATATGTTCTTGATAGTTAGTATTAGAACATATATATTTTCCTTCATCTTTGTTATAGTTAAGGTATTTACAAACATGACATCCAAATCCTTTTGGTGAGTACATGTATGGAGGATATTCTTCACCTCCATTTTCTTTTAGTAAATCAGTTAGTTTTATCATTTTGTTTTCCCCCATTTTTTACCTTTACCTTTTGTTTTACATTGAGATGGTGTTGGACGACAAGAAGGATATTTAGCGCGTTTTTCACCTTCTTTTCTACCACAAGATTTACATTTACCATTTCTACAAGTATTACAATCTACCCAACCGCCTTCTTTACCAGGTGCACCTTTACGAGCAAACCATTTATGAAGTGATTCATCCTCAGTTAACTCTTCTTCTTTTAAATCTTTCCAGATTTTACCCTGGCGGCATCTAACAATAGCTCCTGATTTATAAGCAGAAGGTTTATCGTATTTGCGATCTGCAATACGTTTACATCTGTCTTTTCTTTCTAAGAGAATTTGCTTGAGTATATCTGTTAGTTTCATATTACCAGTATCCTGAGAATGTTGTTTTAAATCCTAATAGTTTCGCATAACGAGGTAAACGACAAGCCCAATATTTAGCTTTAGTTCTATCTTTAGCTTGAGGGCAGTTCATACGTTTAGAAAACGCTTGACGTGCTTTTGGGTTGTTAAGTTTGGCATGTAGTGCTCCTCCAGCCATACCAAATGATACTTTTTTAATACGCTTGGTTTTAGGATCCTTAACATAAACGTAGAATTTTTTAGAACCACCACGTTTTGGTTTTCCTAAAGCTGGATGTTTCTTTTCTTCCTCAGTTAAATTCTCATGAATCATGATTGGGAAGTCAAGTGGTACTACTTCATATTCGTAAATTCCAAATTTACCTAAATCTGTATTTTCAAATAATTGTTTATCAATACCTGATAAATTTATTACTCCTTGTTTCCAAAGTAATCTTGCCTCATGAATTAATTCTATATGTGCTTTAGAACCAGGACGATATATGCTTTCTTGTAAGTTAAGTTTGTTATCTATGTGGTATCTTAATCCTTCAGAGATTGGGGCGTCATATTGTTTTGACTCGTTTAAACGCACTGGTTTGTTACAATCTCCACCACAACCACATCCACAATCTTGTTTAGGTTGTTCAGTAAGAACTTTCTTTAATATTTCAATTAGTTGTTGTTTCATTTTACAGCTTGACTATAAGTTAATTTTAAATTATTGGCTTTTGGGCCAGCAGCTAACATACGTTCTTGAGGTGAAATTCTTAATATAATTCCTCTACCACGATATCCATCTAATTTAGTAGCTTTTGAAGCATTTCTTTCTAATTCTATCACTGGTAGGTCCTTTTTTTCTAATTCATCTATTGATATAATATTTTTAGTAGAGGTTACAGTTAATGTATTATTTTGAAATGTAAAATCATTATCTGTAAAAGTTTTTTGAACCACCATAGCATTGTCCTTACCAAATACTAATTCAGGCAATTGATTCATTAATTCAGGAGCATCAGTAATAAAAATCCTACCATATGAGGTTTGAGTTTTAGGATTTATCATCTGGAGTACTTTAGGATTTTGAGGATCAGGAACTAGTTTTAAATTAGGGACTTTATTATTATATGCTTTACTCATAAAAGTATCATATAAGTCTGAATAACGAGTCATAGCACTTTCCCATCTAAAAGGACCATCTTTTTTTATTGATATAGAAAAATTTCCTTTTTTAGTTAATAAAACAGCATCTCCTTTATAACCTAATTTTTCACCTTCTTTACCAACATGTTTAGCACCTATAACATTTTTATATGTTAAATTTTTACCTTTAGAAGGTTTAATAATAACAGTTATAGGATTAGATTCACTAGCATATTGATTAATATTATCAACAAATATATTTTCATTTTCAACTCCTGTTCCACCAACAGATGTTAAAGACTCTGATTTTTCTATAATTTCTACTCCATTAGGCGCTCTAAAACCACCAGCGCTTGAACCCAGGATTGTTGTATCTCTAGTATATCCTAATTTTTCTAATTGTTTAAATACCTCTGATCTTGGGATGTTAGTTAAAACTATTATTCTATTAGATGAGTGTGCTTTAATATTATCTGTAGTTAAACCTAAAGCTTTCATTATTTCAGAAGCAGTTGTTTTAGCTTTATCAGATAGTTTTTCGTATGGTTGTTTCAATTCTAATATATTATTTTCACCTAACACTTCATTAATTAAATTTTCAAGCAAAATAACATCAGCCTGATTATTCATGTCAGGATATCCTTTAGGGAATTTATAAGAAACTCTATTTAAAAATTTTTCAAATATATTCATTATGCTGGTAGTTCTTCTGGTACTTCTTCTGTTGGAGCTGCTTCAGCTGGTGGTGTTTCTTCTCCACCTGCTGGTATTTCAGGTACAGTTTCATCAGCTGGTGTTTCACCTCCTGTTGGTACTGTATTAGTTGGAGCTTCTTTATCTGGTTCTGAGCCTCCACCATACATTAATATACGAGCTATAGATTCAGATGCTCGTTCTTCTTCGGGTAAGTTTAATAAATAGTATTTTTTACCTTCTACTTGAGCTATCCAAGAACGTTCAGTATATGTTAAATAAAAGTATTGTCCGTTAGCTAATAATATTTTAAATGTAGTAGGACGAGGAGCAACCCAATATATGTCTGAGATAAAGTCCTCGTATTGTTTTGTTAGAAGATTAATAATTACATGTTTTAATGTAGGAAACTTAGTTAAAACAGGGAATAATTCTTTATCTAATTGAACATCATCAGGTGAGACACCTAAAGTGTCTTCTCCTGTTTCTAATGTATCATTTTTAATCTTAGCAGCGTAAACACGCTTAGCTATAGTTTCAATTTTATTTTTAAGTTCCTCTTTAGTAGCCATAATTATTTATCTAAGCTATATAAATCTTCGTCAATATCTGGTTTAACAGATTGATATTTTAAATATTGAGTCACTGAGTTTAGGTAGTCGGCAGCTTTAGTAATTTTGCTTTGTACCCATGCTTCTAATTGAGTATCATCGTCTAGTAATTGGAATAATTCTTCAGCGTTTTCAATGATACGATATAATTCGGATTTAGCCATTTCACCTTCATAATCAACTTCTTCTTTTAATTCGACTCCACGTCCTTTTAAAATATCAGCTTTAGTTACTTTACCATCACCTGTTAAATCAGGAAAACTTTTCTTTTCATCAACATTTGTAGTTGGTGGTGTTGCTAATTTTTTCTTAATGATTTCTTTTAATTTATTTTCGTTGCTCATTTTAACTTGTTTTTTAGCTATATTCATTGCTCTACCACGTAAAACGTCCTCAGCATCTGCTCCGTATCTTGAAACAGCTTTTTTACCAGCTGATTTTTTCATCGCTTGATAAATATCTTCTGCTCTATCTAAAATAGCTTGAGTCATTTTAGATGTTTCCTCAGTGACATTACCTTTCTCAGCAGCATATAATGCTCTCATATGGGCTTTAGCTTTACCTATAGAGCTAGAGCAACCCATATTTTTATTTGTTTCTTTATTATAGATACACTTTCCTTTTCTTTCGTATGGCATGACTATAAATATAAAAAGTAAGGGGCTTCCGCCCCTTAACTCATTAATAATTTTGTAAATTACTTCTCTGCTCTGTCCTCAGCGATAGAAGCTTTACGATAGTCGCTTACAGCTTTCTTAATTTCGCTAAGGGCTTTACGTGCACGACCATGAGCGGCTTTACTTTTCTTAGTATGGTTAACTGTAAAAGTTTCCCATAAACCGTTCAAATTTTCAAATAACTCTTGAGTGTTCATAGATTTTATTTATTTATTGGTTAATATAAAATTACATCTGCTCTCCTGAAGTTGGTATTTGTGTCTTCAAGAAGAATAAAGCAGTGTTTCCGATTTGTCTAATTAATTTACTTTTCATTTCACTATCTGGTAATTGTTTAGCAGCATCTAAAGCCATTTGTAAACCTTTACCTATAGTTTTTTCAGTTGAATCTCCACCAGCTGTATCCATGTCTGGTGTCGAATCCATATCCATTGTTGGGGTCTCAGTTGGTGCTTCTTCAGCGGCAGGTTCTTCAGTAGGCATATCAATATCAACATCAATATCTTCAGATTTTTTAGCTTTTTTCTTTTCAGAAACAAACTCTTCTCTGATTATAGTTTCTATTATTGATTTTAATTCAGTAGTTTTCATTTAAATGTTTATTATAAATATATGGGATTTGATTAAGAACGTGAAGTACCACGCTCTTTTTTAATACGTTTAGTGATAGCCTCTTTAAGTTTATCTTTAAAAGTATTTTTAGCGTTAGGATCAGGAGTATGTTCTCCAGATTTTTCATCTTCTTTTTTAAATCTAACTAATAGATCTTGCATTTTAGCATCTAGTGGATCTTGTTTACCTTCGTTTGGATTAACAAATAATGGTCGTTCCGCCCACATATCAAGAATTTTATCTATTTTACCTTGTTCAATCCCGGCTTGACCTAAAATTTGTTCTAAATCTTCAAAATCTTTGCCACTTAAATGTTTAGCGGCTACACCTTTCATTACATCTGATCCAACAGTACCAGCTGCTTTTTTAATGTCCGTAGGGGTTACCTCTTTAAGTTTATATTTAAAAGCCATGTTAATTTAAGTTTTTTAGTTTGTAGATAGTTGATCTAATTAATTCAGTAACACCATCTAATTGATTTTGTATATAAGTGTCCTCAGTTGAATTATACATGTTGTAAACTACTTCATATAATTGTTCTAAATAAGCTATAGTTTGATTATTACCTTTATATTCAATTAATTTATAGTTAGAATAACCTGTTACTATACCATATTTACCTTGATATGATTCTACTAAACCATCTATTAATTCAACAATTTCATCATAATATGTGTTTAAAGCCATATGTTCAGCAAATGAAGTAGTTTGCCAATGAAAAATATGAATTTGAGTTCTTGAGTGAAGTAAATGTGATATTAATGTAGCGAATTCCATTTATTTTTGTTTTAAATAATTACTCATTAGGTTACCTATTGCTCCTATTTTCTGACGTATAAATATCCATTCATCTTTAACAAATTTATGTTTTTTATTGATAAAATTGATACCCATTAAACCTATAATACGATCATCTAAATCTTTTATAGTGAATAAATATATTGATTTAGCAATATTGTCTTGGCAAAAAGATTCAAGATTATATGGATTTCCCAAAGACATATCTTCAACATGTATTTCTCCATGTTCATATAAAGCAGCGAGTATCTTGCTAAACAGGGAGGTAGGAATATTTTGATATATATTTTTTAAAGATATAGCTTCAGGTGTGTTAACCTCGTAGAATACTGAAAATTTTTGAATTGACTTACCTGTTGGGTAAAAATGTCCTCCATTATGAAATTGAGCGATATAAATTTGATCACATTCTAACTCTTGCAGCATCGCATCAAGTTGTTGCTCAATTAATTCATTATGGGCTATAGCGTCTCTTAACGGGTCATTGTCTTTATTATGAATAAATTTCTTTTTTACCCATTCAACTAAAATAGGTCCAAATATAGATGTAGTTAAAGCAATAATTACAGGGATTAAGTACTCCATATGTGTAAACAGTGTCATTTTTTTAGGTTTTGTAAGTATTTAATGGTTTCTTCTTTGTTTTCTAATAACTTTTTCTTTGAAGAACCCACCCAACGTTCTACATCTCCTGCTTCAGTGATGTAAGATTCATTAGACGCATTTATTTCTTCATCAATCCAAATATTAAATTCTTGGATTACTCCATCAATATCTGAGTTGATGATATGTTTTTGATATTCATCCCATAAACCCTTAAGTCTTATTTCTTGTTCAAAATCAACTTGACAATTAAGACATCTTTTATACTGTAGGTAAAATAGTTTGTCGTTTTGATTTTTCATAAGATTATTACAGCAAGGGCAAAATAAAGGCAAGTGAATAGACTCCTTAGCGGAGTCTAATCTTGTTACATTTTGTTTAATACCGTTTTTTATTGTCCATTGTCGACCATCTTCTTCCCAAACATCCCCTTCTTCATGAAATTCTTTTTGTTTGGTGTAACCTGTCCCTACAGTTGTTTTTTCACCGTACTTACCTTGCATCAGGTTACGTAGACGTTGAACGTCTTTTTCCTTAAACTCTTTTTTTAAAACATTATCTGACATAACTTATATTGCTTCTTTTTCTGATAGTTTAAACTTTATACCTGCATTATCTAATACAGTTTTGATAATTTTCTTAGTTAAATCTTTTGTTGGGTTATCTTTTTGTGGGAAAACAAGTGAATTACCTTTAGCAACATATGATAGTAACTGTGGTTTAGATGAAAATTGTTTAATAAAATCATCTATTGCTTGTTTTGTTTTAGGTGGAAATGGAGTACCTCTTTGTTTTTCTAAAGCTTTCTTTTTAGCTGGAATGTTAGGACCAAAATGATCTTCTACTGCTTTATTGATAGTAGCTTTATTAGTAGCTGTATTACGAATATTAGAAGCATACATACCGTAATTAGATATGTCTTCTAATGCTTTTATAGTGTCATCTACTGAACCTTCAGGTGTTAGTACTAAGTCATATGATACTTTACCTAATGAAAAGTTACCATCTTCCTCACCATCATTTTCCATCAGTTTTACTAAACTGTATTTACTCATAGTCCTAATTCTTTTAATTGTTTAATTGTATCAGCAGCTGAAGTGTGTAATATTCCTATACCACCTTTACTTCTCCATTGTTCTATATTTTTATCTCTATCGTCAATAAGTATTTGATTCTCTCCAGAATAATTCTGTTTGTCAACAGCATTTGCTAAAATAAGTTTAACACCTGGTAAGTTACGTTTAACCCAAACGCGTTTACCTATTCTAGATGATTCCTCTCTTGACGGAGCTGAAAGTAATGATGGATTAAAGTGTTTAATATAATTCCAAAGTTTATGTCCGTCAGGCATCCATTTTAAGCGAATCCAAAATGAAACACCTGCTTTAGCTATTGGTTCCCAAAAGAATTCAGCACCCTTAGCATCTGCTTCTTGTGTAGTTATACCTGTAAGATCTTTATAACCTTTATCAAAGTCAACTAACACACCATCTAAATCACAATAGACAGTATGTTTTTGCTCTTCTACTTCTTTTAATAAATCTGTTAATTTAATCATTTTTTATTTATAATAAGATTAAGTAAATCATCAAATGTTACTATATTTTCAACTTCTTCATCTTTTATCTCAATATTATATTTAGATTCTATTAATTGAAGAATTTCAATTTTATATATTATTTTCTCCTCCATATAATTATATTATGATCTTCAATGTTATTTCCGTCTATTTTTTTAAAATCAGGAAAATGTTTAGTTAAATAATAATTATATATCTTATTTCTAACATCTCCTTCAGCAGCATATTCAAATTCTTGAATATTATGTTTATCAACCCAATATCTTATTAAACCAAAAATAGCCGCTAATATTCTAGGAGAATGAGGAACATTCAATAATTTTTGTAAATTTAATCCATTTCCTTCTTTATCAGTATCTCCAAAATTTATACTTGGAATTTTTGGATTTAACAATGATAGTATAGCTAATAAATAATGATAATCTTTATAAGATAATAGTACTTTAAATCTTCTAGATGTATCCTGTATAATTTCGTATTCAATTCCTTTAGATTTTAATTCTTCAGGAGAGTATATATCAATTATTTCTTTTAATAAGTCTGTTAATTTAATCATTTTTTAAACTATTTTCCCAACTTCTAAATAACATGTTTCCTTTACTATATGCTTCTAACTCTAACTCAGCTAAATATTCATCTTCATTTATGTTATCACCTTGAATATTATTTATTCTACCTTCAAGATTTTGCATGTGATGAATCATTTCATGAGCATAAGAACGTAATATATCTTTTGGGTGTCTATCGCAAGTATATAAAACTATAGTTTGATTATTTGGATCGTAATAAGCGGTTTTACCTAATAATTTATCAGCGTTTTCACTATCATCATTCACAAATTCAACATTAGGTAAAGGTTCAATATTTAAACCATTATCCATCATTGATATTGTTAATAATGCTAATGCGTGTGTGAATTCTTTATTATTATCTAATTGACCATCATTATCTAATGGTTCAAAGAAATTATTTGTCTTTCCTTTAGGTGTGTTATCATGTCCACATTTGTGACAAATATATAAATCATCTCCACCATCTTTAATTTTCCATTTCCAACCACAATTGTCACAAACTATACTATCACCTACTGTTTTTTCAAAAACTAGTTTTGGATTAGATGTAGCGAAGTTCTTTTTACGCATTATTGTTTTTGCTACTACTGTATTTGGATTACGACGATCTTTCGCTAAAGGAATGTTAATATCAGTATCTGAGTCAACTGCTACTATTTCTTCCCCACTATCTAACATATCTTCTAACTCGTCTTTTTCGTCTGAAAGTTTATCGAAAAAGTCATATAACTCATCTGCTTCAATTTCAGGACGATTACGTTTATCATTTACTCTATCAACAAAGTGAGGTGGGATTTTTAAGTCTAATGGGCTTAAAGCGTCATCAGCATAATCATCAATATCGTCAATTTCAGGTTCATGAACCCATTCTTTTATAGTTCCTTGTAGAATACTATAAACTGTTTCTTTATCTTCTATTGGTAGTTCTGTAGGTAAGAATGTAAAAAATAATTCTTTATCATCTAATGCTTTTCTAGCCGCTGTCCCACTTACTGGAGTTTTAGTAACAATATTTACTACTTCTAAGTTAGGTTTATCAGCTGACTTAGTACGTTTAGTAAAATCAGCAAAATCTTCTTCTCTACCTTTACGTGATCCTAAAAACCATTTTACTTTAGTTTCTGGGTTTTCTTTAACATATGAGTAAATTGAAGATATTGGATTTGAACTAGGTACTATTTCTACTTTATTTGGTAGTAGATGTTTATATATTTCCCAAATTTTAACTGATTGTTCTTGAGTAATATTAGAACGACCACCACCTGTACCTACAAAAATAATAAATTTATCAAGTAAAGGATAACGTTCTAGTGCTTGTTTAACAACTTCTAAATGTCCTTTTGTTGGTGGCTGAAAACCACCACCGAAAACACCTACAGTGGTTTGTAAGTCTTCTTCAGTTAGGAATGATCTTAATAATTCTTTAGATATTGGGTTCATCCTATAAATGCTTTTAATTTATTAGGTAACTCTTTAATATCAATAGGATTCAAATTAGACTGAATTTCTTCATAAGTATCAGCTATTTTGTCTATGTTTTTACCTAATAACTCTTTTGTTTTTGCTCTTTCTTTTTCTTTTTTAGCTAACTCTTCAGGTGATAAATTTGAATCATCTTTTCTAAATGTAGAAGTAAATTCACCTGATGATAATAAATTATCAAAATAATCTCTTAATTCACCTTGTTTAAGGGCTGAGTTGAATTTAGCTATTTCTGCTTTTTCTTCAGGAGTAGATGCTGGAGTTGAGACTAAAATAAAATTGTCTCCAAATATTTGTTTATAATCGTTTAATAGATTGTAAACATTACCCCATGTTCCTAACACACCAACTGCTGGTACTTTACGTTCACGTTTAAAGTTTCTTAAAAATGAAACAATTGGATGAGCATAAACCATTACCATTACTATATCATAACCACCTTCTTTTAACATGTCTAAAGTTGGTTGTAACGTAGATAAATTAGAAGCAGTGGTATCGTATATTAGATTTTGTTTATTTGATATAGCGTTAGGTAAATCAACTTTTCTTATCTGAGATGACGCAGCTGATAGATTACCATACATTGACGAATCTTTATCCTCAACATATTTGTCAGCGTTTAGATCAACAAAGTTCTTCAGTACTGGTTTCAGTATGTTCAATACTGTTGATTTACCTACAGACGCACCACCCGCCATAATGATGGCTTTAGGCTTATTTTGTATTTCTTTTAATAAGTCTGTTAGTTTTATCATCTTTATAAATATAATGAAGAGATCTGGGAAAGCCAAATCTCTTATTATAAATATTAGATATCTTTTCGTTTTGCAGAAGTTCTGAACGTTTCATAAGCCGGAGCAGCGTCTGGGTTTTCGATATCAAATAAACGCTTCACAATTTTAAAAATGTCTAAATTTTCTTCTTGTGTACGATCTGATTCAACTACTTCCCATCCTCTACCTTGCATTTTATCCTTTTTAGGACCACGTTTAGTTGATTTTAACCATAGTATTCCTTGACGTTGAATTTCTTTACCATAACACTCTTTATAACATTGGGAATAAACCGCTGTCTGTAATTCGTATGTAGAATGTACTTGATTTGATGTTTTAAAGTCTATAAGCCAAAGTTCTCCATCTATTTCGCAAATTAAATCGCATGTACCTGCTACTTCTAATTCGTCTGAAAATAAATGAACTTCTGTTTCTATTAGTTTAGGATTATATAGTTCCCAAAATTCTACAAATTTTAAAAACATTTGCCATACATCAGAATCAAATTGAGGATTACCATGTTTATTTAAAAATGATAACTCTTCTCCATTTAAGTAATTTTCAATTAAAGTGTGAACTTGAGTTCCTTCTTCAGATGCTTTTTTAACAATATAATCAGCTGCGAATCCTACTTGTTTTAACCAGTTTTCAAATTGTTTACCCTTAGGATATATTTGTAGTACAAATGTTACTGATGTGTAAAATTTACCATTTCGTCGGTAATAGCGCGAATCAGGGAGAGTTATTTGTTTATGGTCGTTAGATATTTCTAAAATTCGATCATATGATTGTTTGATGTTACTCATAATTCTAGTTTTTTCTCAAATAAATTTGAGAATGTTAGTGGTTGAACAGTCTGAATTAGGTTAGTAAAGTTTTCAAATCCCATTTCACTAGGATCTTTACCATCCATCTCTACGAGGTAGACTTCTTTACCCTCATTGATTAATTCCTCACAAAATGTGAGAGCTTGTTTCATAGCGTCTTTATCTAACGCTATATATATTTTTTGTACCTCAGATTTAGCTAATTTTTTCTTTAAACTTTTCTGTATATTTTTACCTAATAATGGAATCACATTACGTTTAATAGCTAAAGCATCAAATGGGCCTTCACATAAAATAATAGGTAGACTCCAATTAATGAATAATTCAAATGGAATTATATCTCTAGATACATCCGGGTTCTTATATTTAACAGATGAATTTTTATTAAAATTACGAGCGGTGAAATAATTTAAATTTCCATCTTTATCATATGACGGAATAACAATACAGTTGGAGTACTTCCCGTTAACACAATAACCTATATTATATTTTAGAATATCATCTAAGGTAATTTGCCTGCGTTTTAAATAACTGATAGCGTGTTTATACTCAATATTATTATCGGGGAATGATAGTGAGATAAATTCTTCTGGTAATTCTACTCTTTTGTCTACTTCCTTAATTTCAAATTTACCTGAGGTATACTTAGTTACAGTTTTAACTTCAAGTATTTTTTCTTTAGGCGCACTGATTAATTGAAATAGTTTAATAATACTTTTACCTCGTTTATCACAAACCCAACAGTGCCATTTATTTTCACCATTATCAGTCTCGTTTAGATTGATTTCTAATTTTGGTTTATGGTGATTACAGAAAGGACAATGGTAAGCGTAGTTACCTTTAGAAGTTGATTTACCTACACCCAAAACAGAATTTAATGTTGAAACTAAAGCTTGATTTACCATATCCCCAGTATAATAAATTAAGACTGAGAGACCAAATCTTTTTTGAAGTATCTTCCTTGAATGTTATCTACATATGAGTTCACATGGGGTTCTAAGCAGTCTAGTTTGAACTGATATTTTGCTTCCAAGTATGATAAGTGTTTAGAATTAAAAGCAAACTCAAGAATTTCCTTATCAAAATGTTGTTCACCTAATACTTTAACGTCTTCTAGTAAAGGTTTACAACTACCCCAATATGTTTTCCAATCTGATTCAGCATAAGTTACTTCTTTAAGTTTCTTACGACCTGGTCCTGTCTGGGCAGCGACTGCTTTTTTGCCTAATTTTTTAGTTTTCTTATGTGACAAAAACTTTTTACCAATGTAGAATTGATTTGTTTCTTTGTTTTTTATCATATAAACAAATCCGAAGCATCCTTCAGGGAAATCTTCAATTTTATCTATAACTTTATTTTTATATAACCAGTTATTCATAATTTTATCTATCTAAATTAATTAATATTGATGTATCAGTAGTTCTACTTGTAGGTAGAGGCTGTGATAGTTTAGCTACTGCTAATAGTTCTTGATTCTCATTATATAACCCAACTGTAGTAACATATGGCGCAAATACTGATCCTGTTATAAAATCATACACTTGTCCACTCATATTTAATGAACATGATGATAATAATGGATTTGTAAGATTACTACCTGAAATAACACTTGGGTTTAAAGTATAATTAAATTCATTTTCTCTAATAGTACATTTGTATTGTGTTTCATAAATTAATCTTGAACTTTGGAAACTACAAGTTACATCGCTTGATCCGGTAAATGTAGAAATAGCTGTAGAAGCGGGACTAGGAAATTGAGTTATAACAGCTAAACCATGTTGATATGATATTGTTCCTATAGGTATATTAGAGCCTGAGGCTAATAAGTTACCTTCCCCATCGTCTATTGTGATAACATATTGAGAATTATTTCTTTTCCATTTAAAATAGAAAGAATTTGGATTAATATAGTCACCATAAAGTTGAGAAGGAATAGATATAACAGCAACACGGGCATTAGATGCTGTAGGGAAATATCTTGAACCAGATAATGTAGTATTTAGGTAGTTATCAAATCTACTATGAACATTAGTGTTGGTATTATTTTCAATTATATTACCTTGGTAATCATAAACTATTCTAATACCTTCAGGATTAGGTAACTCATTAGTATAGTAAAGTTGTTTTATACTATTGTAAATATCTCTTTGATAATATGATGATGAATAACCATTTGAACCTGTAGTACCAATTGTTGGTTCAGTTGAAGGAATAAAAATACCAGTAATATTAGTACCTATTAATCTTTCAATAAATACATTAGGTTCTTTTAATGATGCACTCCCTACAAAAGTAAAACTTTTGTTAACAACAAAGGGAACTATGATAACATCCTGTGATGTAAGGGATTTGAATGCACTCATTTAAATTAAACTTTTAATTTTACTAAAGAAACTCTCTTACTCAAAAATCCAACTTAACTCTTATAAGTGCTTCCTTAGTGAAATCTTTTTTAAGTGGTTTTGATAACTTAGCCACACCTAACAATTCATTATTATCGTTATATAATCCTACAGTTGTAATATATGTTTGTGGATTTTGAATAAATGCATCATAAACTATAGTACCAGTTGAACCTGAGATAAAACTTGGGTTTTCTGAATAGTTAAATTCAGCGTTTCTTGCTCTTACAAACACAAAATCAGATGTCACTGTTTCTTGACTATTTAAAGTAAATGAACTAGTGATAATTGAACCTGTTATTAAACCTGTTTTACCTGAGTTTGATGTATATAAACGTGATGGATTTTGATCATTAGTATTTGAGTTTTTTAATGTGCCTAAACCAATACCACCGTTTGATGATTGTAAATCTAAAGCTGAAGCATTTAATATAATTGTTCCAATATCTGGTAAGAATAAACCATATGATCCTGAGATAGTCATTCCTGGTCCTATAGCTCCTGGAGCACTGCTTCCTGATGATATAGCTGCTCCGTCACTACCTGATACTATTTGGAACACACGTCCACAATCTAAATAAGTTATAGTAGTAACATCATTACTATTATCTGTAAGAGTAATAGTTGATGAACCTGAATATAAAGTTAAATTTAAACTACCTGGAAATAGGGATTGTTTAAATCTTGATCTTTCAATTGTTAAAGCGTAAAAATCAGGTTGTGTTACTCCATTAAATGTAAAGGTAGCATTTTCATCACCATAAATTAAATTACGAAATTGACCATAAATTGTTCTTGTTGGAGATAAACCATTTATACCCGCGTTATATAATAATGAGCCTGAACCATATTGGTTACCGTATGCTATATTGAATTGAATCTCAGCGGTTGAATCTGTTGAGGCGGTGTTATATACTGTTAAATAGTAATTACCACTTGTACCAGCATATTGAACAGATGAAGTATACATTTGTGATAATGTAGGAGTATATGCTGACCATGCTGGTGCTGTGATTGAATCCGCACTAACAATAAAATCTTCTGTATCTAATCTTTTAAAAGCCATTTTTATTTTAATTAGCAGTTTGTACTTTTATTTATTTGAACTGGAACTGTTACTCTAGCACCACTATCTCTACCTACTACAGTCAATGTTGTTGATATTTGATCTACTCCTGTTGGGAATAATATATTAAGTGTTGTAGCTGTTAAGTTAATAGTTGTACCAATTACTGTTTTAGATACATTTGTACCAAGAGTAGTTGTTGAATTTAAACTAGTAGCTTGTGTTGTATTAATACCTACACCATTAAATGTGTTCATTAAACGAACATCTGATATAGTAGCTGTATAACCTGAGGCTTCGTATGTTTGAGTTCCACCTAAATAATTTAATGTTTGAGGTGTAATTGCTAATGAAGCACCTTGTGTTAAAGTAATTACTGTATAACCTAGATCTAAGATAGGTAATTTTGAAGTACCACGAGGTAAAGTAGTAAGTAAATATTTCATTACTTGAGTTTCATCAGGAAATGCTTCTAATAAAGGCATACCATCAATCGCTTGACCATAATATGCTGATCCAGATGGATGATTAGGATTATACAATGTATAATCAATTTCATCATCTGATAGAGCAAATTGTGTAATTCTGAATGAACCATCGTTCTTGGCTAACAATTCTCTGCCTTTTCTTGTTAAGATAGCATCAACTGTTACTATTGAGTTATTAAGAAATCCCATTTTCTTTTATTAATTTTATTATAAATATTATGATATTATTCCTTTTTGAGTAAGATCTTGAATTATACCACTATAATTGTTTTTTAATGTTTGAGAAATATATTGTGGTTGAAGGATCCCAGTTCCTCCATTTGTTGTTTTTTTAACATTCATTATAACATAAGTTCCATCATCTACTATTCTGTATAATACAAAATGGTTTAAAATAGATCCTGAAGGTATAGGTGGAACAACAGTTAAATACACTCTATCTGAAATTTCAACATTTGTTATATTAAATACTTTGTTTGGATTATATTCTATTCTAATATAATCACCTATTTGAGCTTCCCAAGGTAAAGTTATTTGATTAAAACCAAAATCATAAATAGATTGAGGAGCTTCCTGGATATATTGATCACCATACCAGTTAAATAAACCAATAGATGATGTTAATACACTAACATTATTGCCTGTTAAATATTCTCCTACAGTCCAATAATCTCCAGAAGCTGTTGCTGAGTTAGCAGGATATTCGTTTAGTCCTTGGAAATAACTGTTTTTAATAGAAAATTGTGATGTAACATATGAGTTAGAAATAGAGTCAACATTTACTGTTATAGTGTCATTAGTGTTAAATACTTGGTAACCAGTACTTAAACTCCAAGGTATTTCATATGTTGTATTATCTATTTGTTGAGCGTTATTTAAATTAACATTTAAGTTATAACTAGTTATAATATCTGAATTTTTCTTTATTCTAAAAGATATATCAATATTTGAATTAGGGTCAGGAAGTAAACTACCTCCATGAATAGCGAAATTTACTCTAACAGTTCCTCCGGCGTCAAATTTAACTCTATTTGAAAAATCTCCAGTATTACTATTAAAATAATAAGCTGAAGGAGTAGTAATATTATAGTTACCACCCGAACTACTGTTTGGTAAAGTTATATTAGAAAAATTTATTTTAGTTTCAGGATTACTATAACTGATAAGTTGAGAACTTTGAATGGCTTTAAAATTATAATTCCAAGTATTTATTACACTGTATTTATTCAAATCAGCAAAAGACATACTAGGTAAATAATTTTGCAATCCAGATCCTGTTTCTGTTATCAAAATAGGCGATATTCTACCTACTCCTGTTATTTCATGAATTCCATATAAATTTGAATTAGGAGTATTACTACTATTTATAGAAGAAGCAATAGCTTTTTTTTCTTTTTCAAAATTATCTTTTAAATTATATAAAGCAATAGTCCCAGGTTCAGGGTTAACTGTATTACCATTTTCATCTATTAAATATTTAATGAAATACGCTGATTGGTTTATTATTTCAGGACCTGTGCCTCCAATACCGTCAAAATAAGCTATATATGTTTTATTTTGTTCAACATTAGGTAAAGCACCATATCCACCATTTGTTGTTAATTGATTAAAATCAGGTGAATTACTCTCAACACCATTATATCTAATATTAGACCAAGCTTGAGAAGTATAATTTGAGTCTTGGACTGAAGCTTTAAAAGCAGTACCAGATATTATTTGTTGATAATTAACAGGAGTTGTATAATTTGAAGTATAATCAACTTCCATAAATTTATAAGAATATTCTGAAGTGTCAGCGTTCCCAAATAGCGGGTTATAATCATTATAATCCCAATTTATGAATTCTGGGTTGAAGATAGTTAAAATAGAATTTGAAGATGTAGGAGCTATAGATTGAGTGATTTTAAGATAAGATACACTATTTAGTTTTAATGTTCCTCCACTGTTAGTTTTTTTATAATAAAGTTTAAAATTATTTAATTCAGTAGGATTATTATCAGATGTTAATATTCCATTTAATAATATATCTTGAGTGGCACCAGCAGTAATAGTACCTGAAGTTTCAATATATTTAGCTCCATCTGTTCTATTAAACCACTCATTATTAGCGAATACAATATAATAGTCTTGGTTTGTACTTGTTGCTGTAAAATTCAAACTAGCACTAATAATAATAGGAATGTTAGGAGTTTGATTAAATTTATATATTCCTGATGTTTGATTAAAAGAATTTTGGGAGTCATTGTTAACAGAAGTATATAAGCTAACAGCATATACAATATTATCACTAATAATAGGTCCTCCTGTGCTTTTAGAAGCAGACAAAGAATAATCTAAAATACCATAATTTATAGAAGATGTACTTTGATTTTTAGTTTGTATCCCATAAACAAAATAATCAGCTTGTTCTTGAATTGTAACTATATTATATTGTATAGGACCTAAATCATCATAATTAATAGTTAAATTAGATAATTGACCTAAGTAACCAGATTGGTCTAAACCACCAGAGTCATATCTATTAATTTTGATATATTTTACTCCTTGCCCGTATATTTGTCCGTATTGATTCATTGATATATTATCCTCCTGTTAATGAAAATTGCACTCCTCCTGGTACTCCCGCAGGATATATTATACTACCAGAATCCCACCATAAATATATTTCACCTTGATTTGGTGAAGTGTTTATATTTGTAAAATTATCTAATGGTGTTATGTTACTTTTATAAAACACAATATTATAATCTATTTCTAAAGTTGATGGATATTTAAACACATTTGCTTCGTTTAATTCTCCATTTGAAGCTTCAATTACTGTTCCTGGTAATTCTCCATTGTAAAATTCTCTTTGGTCTTCTCTTATTAAATAAGTTGAACCGGTAGGACCTAATTCAAATTCAGGCCATGTTTGTTGTGAATATGAATATATCCCATCTACCCCAAAAACCATTTCTACTGAGGCTGAGGGTCCATTAAGAGTGAAGTCATACATTCTAATAAAGAATTCTTCTCCATAATTACATTCTGTTAACCAACTCGCTGAGTCAAAAGCAGTAGCATTAGGACTTGATCTATAAGATGATGAAAATTCATATACTACTATATTAGTATCACTAGCAGAATAGAAGACTTTTATTACACCATTAAAATATGTTGTGAATGAACCACTTTCTATATTCCATTCAATTACTTCTGTAGGGAAATAATTAATTATATTAGAATTACTAGAAGAAACTTGAAAATAATTTTGTGTATTAGAACTTCCATAAGTAATACTCGCGAAACCTCCAGATACTGCAAATAAATAATTTGATTGAAGAGAGGATATATTATTAAATTCGTTAAATGTTCCACCTGTACTTCCACTAAAGAAAGCAGTATCTATAGAACCAGTTAATGTTAAATCTTGAGCGTAATTAAATACTTCATATAATCCTGCACTTGAAGAATAGATATTAGCATTTTGTACTTGATATGTATCCATTGTTGGTTGAGGATACTTATTACGTTCTAATATATGTTGTTTCACTACTACACCTGATCTTAGATTTGTTCTTGCAGGAACAAAATCCTTAATCATTTTAAATAGAGAATTGTCAAAGAACTTAATTAGTCTAATATAATCAAATAGATCATATCTATCATAATACTTTTTAAAATGATCCATAGCTAATACATTTAAATCAGGATATGATGTATCTGAAGTAAGTATTTGTCTTGGATCACCAATATATTCACCTATATTAAAATATCCTAACGAAGCAATAATATCATCATCAATTTCATTTGTAGGTGAGAACGCTACTTCTAAAGCATTAACATCAGGTATTTCACTTTGGTCAGAAACATACTGTTGTTGAATGTTTATATATTGTGATAATGTATTACCAGATTGAGAATACTCCAAGTTTATTTGAGGAAGACTTTGAGATATAATTTGAATCTTATCTGTTGTTCTATTTCTTAATCCAACTATAGGTTGATCTAAATAATTCATCTCAACATTTGTCTCATAATAACTTTGTGTTTGAGCAGAGGCACTAAAATATATGAAATAATTACTTGAAGATAAAGTTATATTATCTCTTTTTAAAAAAGATTCAGTTATTAATAAATTAGCAGCTCCTGTTATTGCTGGGTGTAAAGATGTTAATGATGATGAAGAATAAGTTAGAAGTGAAGATGTGAATTGAGATTCTAATTCATTACCCAATGGTGCTCTAAATGCTAAAATATCAAATGAACTTAAAGAACCAGTATTATTTAATCCATCAATAGATTCGGGATTCATAACATAATTTCTAAATTGAGATTCACTCAATGGAGAAGCATAATATCTAAATTCTTGGAACGAACCTGAAAATACTCTATTAGCAGGAATAAGTATATTACCTGTGTTACGAAGTATTACAATAGAATTAAAGTTAGAACCTAAACGTACTCCAGTATCAATCCAAGTATTTGCAGTACCTGCTGTTCTAGAATCATTCCATGAAGCATTAAGTGAACTTGAATTTGTCCCATCAACATATATACTAGAAGAAGCTATGAATCCTATAGTGTTACCTTCCTCATTATCATAAATTTTATTAGCAGCGTATAAAGTATATGTGGTATTTGAAGAAGAAACAGACATAGAAACATGCTGATTTCTTTGTAACATAACACTCCACCATCCACCATCAAAAAACGGTAGGCTTATTTCAGGAGATAAAACATGCTCACTACCAACATCTGCTCCACCTGAGATGTAAAATTGAAGAGTACCATACTTTTCATATGGATCTACTGATCCTGAATATGAACCTGTTCCTGAACCTGAGTAGAATAGTAGTATTCCAAAAGATGAAACTCCAACATTAGCTATTGGAATACTATTTTTAGCGTTTAATAGTAAAGACTGAGTATAAGGATTAGTTGTTGGTATTCCTTCAGTTTTAAATCTAAATTGGATACAATCTGGTACTATTAGTTCATTTGAGTCTAAGTAGTTTCTTTTAAGAGGTTGCCAAGGAAAAGATACTAATGCTTTATTATATGTTTTAAAAGCATAAGAATATCTATTTTGAAAATAATCATAAGTAGAAGTATCTTTATCTCTACCTCCAAATTCACTAATTCTTAAAATAGTGTCCGGGATACCATAAACATTAATTAAATTACGTAAACCAGCAACTGTACCTTTTTGTTTTAATAATAAAGGTAAGTTATGATATAAACGTTTATATACTTCTTTATTTATATCATCTATTGGTTCATATAATGCTGCTTGAGAAGCAGTTATATAATTAGTGATTAATTCTGTTGGGTCACCTGGGTAGTAAGTGATGTCATCTAAGAAGTAACCATAGTCACCTTCTACAATATAAGGGCTAACTACATAAACATTTCCGTCAACACTTGAAGAGAAACTAGAGGATGGAACTATGTTAAATCCAGTGAATGCATTATATAAATCACTAGTACTAAAATTGTTTTGATATATTTTTAAACCAAATGATCTTAAAGCATCCGCTACTAAATCTTTAGAAATACCAAAATCTAAACGATTATCACCATTATATCTATTAGTTACATCTTTATAATATAACCAAATATTATCATAATGTTGTCCAATCATATCAATGAACACTTTGTAAGGTTCATTTTGTGGGTCATCTCTTAGATAATCAGGTATAGTATTTACAAGATAGTCTTGGTTATTTTGGTCATAAATTGAAGCACTTTCAATTAAATCATTATACCAAGTGATTACTATTGTATCATTACTTGATAATGGTATATATGGTGGGGTAGTTGTACCTTTGGGGTATGTTGTTGAACCTGTATTAAAATACAACCAATACTCATATCCATCAAAGTTCTTGATAATATTATCTATTTTATCTTGTAAGATAGAAACACTAGAAGAAATTGAAGATGATTCAGAAGTACCTAAAGTTGTAATGTCTGAGTTATATTGTTCAATTAATTGTATTTTATAATAAAAGTTTTCAATTCTACTTTCAGCTGATGAGAAATGTATAAATTCTGAAAAATTAGAATAATCTACTCCTATAGCTATACTAGGATCATTTAAATATGATGTTATTTGTTGATATGAAGAAGCTAATCCTGTTGTTAATAACTCAGCGTAATTAATATAATTTGATGAATTATTAATTCTATCTTTTAAAGGTAAATCAAAATTAGGACCTTTAATAGTAGGATTAGTAATTTTAGGGATAATTACCTCAGGTTGAAATTGTATATTAAATGCTAAAGGATCTGCTACTTGAGTAACAACCCATAAAGTATCTTTTAATCTAAATTGACTAGGTAACGCCTCATATAAATTAATTAAAATTTCATATTGAGGTTTAGTATTATCTAATAAAATATTATTAGCAATAATTAATTGGTTACTTCCAAAGTTTAAATAAAAATCTTGGAAATATATTGAACTTGCTAGTTTTATTTTAAAATCATTAACTGATGTTTCTATATTAGTATTAGATAAAGTATTACTAGTTATTTTAATTTCAGTTCTATCAGGTGAAATATCTTTAATATAAAATACTCTATTATCTGATGATGAACTTAATTCATTATTTAAAAAATTATAGACAGCATTGTATTCACCATTTGTAAATCCTCTAGCTATTAAATCTTGTTCTGGTTCAATGTCAACACTATAAACTACTGAAGAGTTTGATGGTGAAGGATCATTTATAATTCTATAGTTAATAAAATTTTGATCAGTTATTTGAAATGACTGATCTGGAGATAAAATAGTATACTCCACATAGTTTTGACTAGGATCAAATTGTGAAGGTGTTTCTTCTACTGGGATTAGATTTATATCCTGAAGTGAGTAATTTTGTACTTCTAGGGTTGTAGGATCTATATTTGTTATAATTGCTGCCATATTACATTGAAGAAGAAACTGAAGAACTTATAGGTATGTTTGTTTGTAATGATAAAATAGTTTGGTTAGCTGCTAATAAGTCTTGTCTTAAGACAGTTATTTCATCTAATAACACTTGAACTTCTTGTCCATTAATATTATCTAGACCAGCATATTCTCCACTTGTTTTGGATATATAAGTATGAGAATTAGTGTCACCATCAACAGGAATATCATAAAATATTGTGTTGTATAATGTAAAAAACTCCTCAACACTAATAGTATTAGCGGTTGAGGGGGTAGGAAGTGACTGTTGAGAAAATGAAGTATCAATCGTTTTCTCATAAGCCTCTTTATTATAGGATATTCTATTTAAAGGATAATTAGCCATTAACTATTTTAAAATAATAATTATCATCAAAAATTATTGTCGAACCATCTATAATAGATTTAATTAAAATTTTATAATATCTTTCAGGTTCTAAACCATTCATATATAATGTAAAATAACTTCCTATACTATCCAAGCTTAATTGAGTATATTGATCATCAAAATCAATTACATATTCATTGGTGTCTAGGTCTTTAATAGCATAGTATGAAGCTGTAGGTAAGTAGTAGTTAACAGTATAGAATGAACTAGTCTGCCATGTTCTAGCAGGATATGTAGGTCTACTATTTACTCTAAATCTATTTATACTTTCAGGATAAAATACACCTGGGTTCTCAGATATTGCTACTGTTGCTATTTGTGTATTTAAAATAGTTAATGTAGAAGAACCAGTATTGAATGTATAATCTCTCCATCTAAATTCTAATTGTGGTGGGTAAATAGTATTAGTGTCTCTTGAAAAAAACTTCATATTTACCTGATAGTCTTCGCTATCAACAAATTCAACAGCTTGTTTAACTATGAATCCATTATTATTTATAGAACCACTATACCATGCTTTTACCATGTTAGTGATGTTTACATCTATGTCTCCACTATCTAAATAAGCGAAGCTTTGAGTTGAAAATATAGGTAATACAGTTGCATTTGATGAACTATAATACCAGTTACCTCCTCCTGATGAACCACTACTATAAGAAGCAGTCACATTAGTTGGGTAACCATTATCTAACCAAGCGTTACTACCTGAGTATGATTTGTAATTCCAACTTACACCATCTGTATATTCAGGGCTGTATAAATACTTTCCAGTACCCATATTCCAGGTTCCATAAACTGGGTAGAATTCAAGTGTAGTAGTTAAGTTTAAACCACTTAAATTAGCTACAAATCCTCTAAAATTAGCTTGCCATTGAGAGCCACTAATTTTATTATTAATTACATCGTTTATTTCAGTACTATCAAATTGTACTAAGAATCTACTTGCTTGAGGAGTTCCAGATATGCTTATATCAGTAGATGATTCTAATATTTCATCTAACCCAGTATTTCTATTTGGGTATACAGAGTATATAGAAGCATCTTTAGTAGGAAATATTTTGTAAACAGCCATATTTTATTATAAATATAAAAATTATAAAGGTACTACACGACCTACTATATCAGTATCAGGATATTTTACTTCAAAAATCATAGGATCTAAACTAGGATAAACAACATTATTTTGAGTTGCTCCACTAATATCATAAGCATATTGTGAATAACCTAAATTAGTTCCTACTTTGTTTATAATATTAACTTTTTTAACAGTTTGAACACCATCTACTTTATCTAAAAGAATATATAAATCTCTTAACATAATAGGCTCATTAATTAACCATTTATCAATAGCAAAATAATCTTTTAAAGCTTGAATACAATTAAATATTACTTCATTATTGTTATAATTGGGTAATACTATTAAATCAAATTCTACTCCAATGTTAATAACAAAAGCATCTTTTATTTTAATTGAATCATTTATTACTCTATATTGTGATAAATAAGTACTTAAATTTTGTTTTAACGCGGTAGAAGCGGTTTTAAGACGTTTATTATTATCAAACGCTAAAACATATAAATCTAAAACTGAAGGTGTTTCACCTGGAAGTATGTCAGCTATTTTCTCAGGAGTTATATAAGCTTTAGCTATAGTTCCATATTGTGAAGGTAAACTTAAAGCTCTTACTAAATAATCATCTTGGGTTACACTTCTTAATTGTGTAGTAAAAGTGGCCATTGAGTTAAATCTAATCTCATCATTAGTATCACCATCTTGACCTCCGGTTGCTGCTATTGGATTATTGACCGCTACTGAGTTAAACACGGTTTGAGCTAATGTTGGATCTAAATTAGAAGTTTGGAATTTAACTTGTGATGTAGAGTTTGAAATAGATGATAATGAATTAGCAGGAATATTAGCAGCTACTCCTCCTCCAGTTAGATATCTCACAGTTAATGTAGTATTTGAAGGTGAAATACCGTAAGTACTAGTATATAAGAAGTTTGCTGGGGCAAATGCTGTAGTTAGTTTAGATTGTTTGTATGGTAATCCTAAACCTACATTATCAGGGTTAGGGATAATTTCCTCAGTGTTATTTTGAGTATTAGTACCCGCTCCAAATTGTATTTGTAAATTGGTAGGAGTTGTAAATCTAGAAGTGAATCTGCGAGGTACTTTTTTTAATTGTAATAAGTATGGTACTTCTCCATTATTTCCACTAAAATTAGGATCATTTGGATTAGTATTTTTAATAGTATCAAATACTGTTTCTTGAGCTAAATAAGGAACTTCATACCATTTATTTCCGTCACTGTCTATTATATCTAAAATTTCTATAATATTTGAATCATTAATATCTATAGTCACAAAACGTTCTGGGGCACCAAAAGTAAATGTTTTAGTTTGAATATTTGCTGATATAGCTTGACGAGTTTTTTTTAATAAGAAAAATTCAGGAACATTTCCATTTAAACTATAGATAGTAGTTTGTGTAGGGTCTGATGAACTAGAAAATGAAAAATCAACTGGGTCTTGGACCAGAAAATTAGTCGCGCCAACTAAATTAGAAGCAATAGATGTATTTTCTTTTATTTGTAAAGCATAATTAAAATCAGGGATATAAGTGCTCCCTGAAAGTAATGAAGGAACTTGTTGGTATATATCTACAGCAACAGTAGCAGCTCCTGTTACTTTAGGTCTGTAACCTAACATGTAAGCTAGAGTATATAAATTATTTTGTTGTCTAGCAAATTGTATAAAGTTTTCTTGAATTTGATTATCAAGATAAAAAGATAATACATCACCCACATAAGCTGACATCTCCATAAACATCATTCCTGGTGACGCCGGAGTAAAATCATTATATGTTGTTGGAAAATATGTTTTAGCAAAATCGATAAGAGCTGCTCTTAATTCACCAAAATCTTTATTTAAATATTTTATATCTCTATTTTCAGTCGCCATTATAAAGTAATTGTAATCGTTTCAGTTGCATTATTAAGAACAGAGTACACTATAATTAATTGTATAGCGTTCTCTTCATATATTGGGGATAATGTTAATTGATCTATCCTAACAGATGGGAAATATTTCTTTAAATCATTTGTTAATTTTATTTCTAAGGCACTTAATGTATTAGATGTTATTTGTTCAAATAACTGTGCTCTTAAATTAGCCCCAAATGTAGGATTTAATACTCGCTCACCTGTATTAGTTAATATGTAGTTTATCATATTTGATTTAATCTGGTCTAAGGTGGTGTAAGTAGAATTAAATACAGCTGGAGCATTAAAAGGAATAGATACCCCAACAGCTACTCGCTGATTAATATCTAGAGGATGTTGGTTAGGTATTCTTACTGCCATTATTTATTACTCATTATTCCCATAATTTGATCTAAACTTACTTCACCTGGAGGTAAACTTGATCCATCTCCCACAGTGTTAACTGGAGGTGGGGTGTAAGCGGGTTGAACCATTGATGAGTTGGCACTGATAGTGGTGTCAAACTCTCCACCTATCATACTACGTAAATTACGTTTAAGATCTACAGGAATGTTAGACTTAATTGGTTGTACATTTTCTGTTACAACTGTTTTAGGTGAACGAACTGCTTCTAAAAGTATTTCTCTCATTTCTTCTTGAAATACTTCACGTACAGCTTCTTTTAACATTTTTTTAAATTCATTCGGTTTCATAATAATAAATATTTAATTACTCAGCTGTTAAATTAGGATTTGAATCAATTATAAACTTTAATTGATCTATTAGTACTTGTGGGTCAGAAGCAAAAGATGATTCTGTTTTAAGTACTGGTACTCCTTGTCTATTTAAAGCTTGAGCGTATCGTTTTTTATATTGTGTTGTATTTGTTTCGTCTAATTTAATTTCTAATGTGAATCCTTTATAAGTATTATCAACAGCTATTACCGCGCTATTACTAACACCTGTTGATTGGTTTACTAATAAATTTAATTCATTATTAATAGTTTCAAAAGGTAAATTTTTATCTTCTGAACATTGTTGTATAAGTTGGTCAAGAATATTTAAAAGGTTTAATATAACACCTAAAAATACTCCTAATGATGCTAAAGTAATAGTTAATATATTTATAGCTACTCTAGCTTTTTTTAATTCTTCAGTTAATCTATCTACTGTAGCACCTGTTATTTCTATAATACCGGTTGTTAAAGGTGGTAATCCAATTGGAGGAATACCAGTAGCAGGATAAGGTAAAGCTTGTATAACAGTTATTCCCGCTTGAATAGCATTTATAGCTGTATTTGTTATGCTTAATGTTTTGCTTATAGTTGTTATAGTTTTATATATATTGTTTATTTGTCTAGCTAATCTATTTCGTTTATTTATTAATTCTAATAATTTTGCTTTATTAGGACAATTTACTTTATCTTTAATTTCATTTATAGGTAGTTTAGCTAAAATTGCTTGAAGTGCTACCATACCAAAAGGTAATAACAATTGTAATACAAAAGGTATTAGTTTTCGTTTTATATCTTCTTTTTTAACATTAACTGTGGTAGCTACTTTTGATTGAAATGGTAATTCAGAACTTGATTGTTGTTTTAAAGTAGCGTTTTCACTAGTGTTTATATCCTGATTAATTTTTTGAGTGATTAAAGGTACTATATCAGGTATTAATTCTAATGTGATTCTAGGTATAGCTATTAAACTATTATAGTCTGGAGTGTAACCTGTTTGTTGTGGGTTTGATATCTTCTTTAATTGGTATTTTTCTTTAGAGAATACAATACTTAAATTTTTAACATTTATATCTGTTGTTGGATAGGTAATAGACCATTTACCTTCACTATCACTAGTTAAATTATCATTAATTGTTTTAAAGTTATTCTGGTTTTGTCCATTAATGATAGATTCAACACTAGGAATTTCAGGTAATGAAACAATATTTATTTTAACTCCAGGTAAAGCGTTACCTGTTTCATCTACTATTAATCCAGATATAATAGTATTTGATGGGGGAGCAACTACATTTGGTTCTAAGGTAATAATACCTAAATCTCCAACCCATATTGTTCCATTAACGGTTAATGTGGATTGCCCGTATGTTACAGTATTATTTACTTGAGCTGATGATATAATATTAACAGATTGAGTATATTCTTTAAAATTAGAAGATTGAAAATTTATCTTTAAAGTATTAATAATATTTAAAACTTCCTCAGGTGTTTGAGCAAATCCTAGTATATTAGTAGATAATTTAAAAATAAAAGTTCCATCATCTGATATTTGTAATTTTGATGATCCTTCACTATTTGTAATAACTGATTTAAAGATAATTTTACCATTAACCTCAGTACCTGGTATTGGGGAGTTATCTGTTTTAGCTATTTTACCTTTAATAGCGTAGTTCATTTGGTTTTAACTTGTTTAGAAAGCATTGATTTTGCTTTTATTTCGTTAATAATATCAGTACAAGTAGCTTCAAGTTGTGGACCTATAGTATTTAATGATGCTACAGGGTATGGACCTGCTATTGCTGTTGTTAAAGCTGTAGCTACACCTTGTAATGATATGGCTAAACTAAGTAAATTAGTCATTAGATTTTCACCTAAAACTAATGATTGTAGATCTCCGTCTTCAATTCCTTTAGCTGAACCTAAGTATACTTTAGGAGCAACAACAGCAATTTGTTTTCCTCCATCTATATTAACAGAAGTATCTGATGTTAAATGTATTGATTTAGCGGCACCTAAGATTATAGAGTCATTTTTAGCATTAAATACTAAACGTCCTGAATTTAGGATAATTTGATTTTTTGAGTATTTACTTACATCCTCAGGTCTAGTACTTTTAGCGTATGAATCTTCTATATATGAAGCAGGTGCTAAAGGTATCTGTTGAGTTGAGGTTAAATAAATAGATGAATCATCTAAATTTACATTTTCAGTTGTTGGAACCCATGACTCAGTATTTACTCTTCCTTGTCCATTTCTAAGAATAAAAATAGGTGAACCATTCTCTCCTACAGAAGACCAATTATTGGGAATTTTAGCATTATTAACTGTTGAACCTAATCTAACTGAATTACCAAATCGACCTTCATAAATTATATCACCTTCATATGGTAATAAAGGATGAATATTAGATACATTATTTTCATTAAAAGTTTGCCCTAAATTAATCTCAGTAGATTGATCTGAGATAATGTTAGTTGAACCCGCTTCTACTTGTTGATAATTTTTAGTTTGAGATTCAGGTAAAATATTAGATGAAGGTATTCCATTATGAGTAATAGAATTCCAAACATTTATAGGAGGTAAATAATAAGCTGATACTGATGTAGTATTGCTGGTAGAATCAATGTCAGTTAGATATATGATAGGGACTAACTCATTAATTAATGGATAATGCTTAATGTTAGGAAAAGCAGGGTAGGCAGGTACTAATGGAATTTTATCATTGAATACAGGACTCTTAGCTGATTCAATAAAAATAGTTCCAATACCATTCCATCCTCCATATTTGTTAAATAATTCTTTATTAGAATCATCTAATATAATACCTCTTACTCTACTAGATACTATAGTGTGAGTACTACTTGCTGTTTTTCTATCTGTTTTAGGAGCAGTAGCTCCAAAACCATATCTTGATGTAGCCATTACTTATCTCCTTCTTTAAACTTATCTATTTCCGCTAGTAATTGAGCTTTTTCCTCATCAGAGATACCAAAACCATTTTCGGTTGTACCTCCTGTGCTCATAATACGTTGTATAATAGTAGCCATCTTAATTAGTTGTTCATCATTTTTAACACTTATTTCTAAGTATTCTTTAATTAAAGGAACAATTAATGTAGCGTCACCTATTTCTTGTACTAGTGGTTTTAATTCAGCTATAAGAGCAGAGATTTGTTTATCTTTTTTCTTTTGATTATTGTATATCTCTTCTAAGATATCAGAAAACTTTTTACCACCAAATACTATTTCATCTAATCCACTCATGATATGTTATTTAGTAATAAATATAAATATTAGAAGTTTGTGTACCCGTTCTCTAAATAGAAGAAATAATGTTCTTTAAATATATCATAAAGTCTATCTGCTATTTTAGTGATTTTAGGGGTTTTAACATCAATAATTTCCCTAATGTAAATATATAGCGCTTTCTTATTGAAGATGTCTATATTGTCTCTTTTACGGAATAACTCTAATATAGCATCTGCTATTTTAGCATCGTTTTCTTTGGGGAATAATTCATATATATTTTTAGTACAATACTCTACATACTCATCCATAAACATATATAGTTTATCATTATGAGAGATCGGA